GAGACTGGTGCAACATTTCTCCAAAAAATTCCATCATTAGGAACAAGAATGTATTGATTACCATCTTGGTCTTCATAAACCATACCACTACCATTTGAAGCGTGGACATACATGCCACCTCTATAAGCAACCTTATCTGGGTTTTGACTTATATAACGAACCATACGTCTAGCATAATCATTAGTAGCACGGATAAATCTACCAACTACTCTTGTATTAAAATCAAGTTGATTTTTAATTGCAGGATTATCTATGTACATTAATACTTCATTTTGAGCATTATTTTTTGCTAAATTATCATAAAATAAATCAGCCTGTATTTCTGCTTGAGAAGTAATTGCATCTATATCAATTGGCTTACCATCACTGGCTTTTATAGTATCTTCAATAATATCTTTAACCATTTGATTTTCAAAATTTTTAGTAAGTTTACGATTTTGTAAAACTTTAATAGCATATATATCAGAACTATATAAGTCAACCATTTGTCGGTCCATAATTGTCCATGGATTTAAATCTGGAAACTTTTTAAATATTGAATCTGGAGTAAGACCAAGTTCTTGAAAATCAATATCTGTTTTTAAAGTACCTTCAATTGGAAAATCTTTAGTAACTTGTCTAAACTCATCAACAGTTAAATTATCTACTTGATAAGTAACGGTAGATTGTTCTTTAAGATTACTTAAACGTAATGCTTTTTCTAAATCTGATTCACCTCGAACATTTTTACCTAAAACTTGTTGAACAATTTTTATTTTTTCTTTTATTAAATCTAATAAATCCTGATTAAATTTACCAGCGCTACCATGAAAGACATTGTATAATTCAGCCATACTACCACGAATAATACTTTCAGTTATTTCTGCATCTGTCTTACCTTCTTGTTTTAATGTAGAAGATTTAAGAAATAAACCATTAAAGTCTTTAATTTTTTGTAAAGATTTTTTGTTATCAACAATTACTTTACCGTCTTTACCCTTTTTAATACCCTGTCCACTAGCAACATATTTACCTGCTGAATTTTTAACCCAACCAACTTTGCCCATAAGTTGGGTAACATAATTTTCAACATCATCGGCTGTTTTTAAACCATTATTTTCAACAAATGCTGTACCAAAATCTATATTTCCTTTTTTATTAAAGGCAATATGTTGACGAAATGTAGCCATATGAGCCAATGCTCTATTGCTATCACTAATAACATTATATGAATCTATGGCATATTTGCCAGTTTGTTTTCTACCAGCCTCTTCAAGGGCTAATGCCCAAGAAGATTTACCAAAAACTTCATCAGCCATACCACCATCAACTATTTGATTTGCAAATGTTGCAGCAACTGATGACTGTGTAATACCTTCTACGGCATGAGAATTGTTAGAAAGAAAAGTAGAGAAATGTTTTGCGTCTTCAGCATCTAAATGACCATATTTTGCTATGGCTACATTTGCAATTCTTTCAGCAACTGAACCTTTAAATACTTGTCCTAATGGAAGTGTTACTTTAATCTTTACTTTTGTACCACTTGGTAATTCAACTACTTTTTCTACATCTTGAAACCCACGAAGTCTTTTTCTTTCAGCAGAACTAATAGATTCTGCTGGATTTTTTTTAATTAAACTAAGAAATCTACCTTTAAGTACTCCCTGTGTTTCTTTATTGGCAGTATATGCCTGCATTGTTTTGCTTAAATTTTTACCTTTACCACTAAATAAACTTATTAATTCATCTGGTCCAAGTACCATAACTCCAATAGTAAAGTTATCAAAAGCATTTTTTATACCAACTTTAGGAAGCAAAACTAATCCAGTCCAACCAGTTTGGACAGCACGCAAAGCAGAATTGTAGGTTGGAAATGCAGCCCATTGTTTTAATGTGTTAGCACGAATACCACCCTTTAAGTCATAAACTTCCTTAAGGATATCATCAAATGGAAGCATTGATATTCCTGGTGTTGTATGAAAAATTTGGCTAGCAGCAGGGGCTAAAGTTTGTCCAACATCAACAGAACCTAAACTAGAATTATCCATATGTTTAGGAATAGTCATATTTATAACTGGTCTTAAACCAAACTCTGAACCAAAAATTCCTTCTAAAAGAGAACGCTTTGCCATTAAACCATCTGGTGTAGAACTCATACCAACTTTATCAAGGTACATATTGTACATTACTTTAATGGTATGTAATCTTTCTTCTGGACTCCTAGATAAATATCTTTGAGTAACCATATTAGCAACTAATTTATCACCAATTAAAAATCTTGCTAGTTGTCTAAAAACGTCTAAAGAATCATTAACTCTATCATCTTGATGATAAATTACAGAACTAGGTGGCATCTTTGCAAATGTTTTATTATATAATTTAGTAAGTTTATTTTTATGTAAAGTTAATTCTTTAATGATACTATCGGCAGGTTGAACAATTTGATTTAAATCAATATCTTTAAGAACAAAATTTTCCCATGCTTCTAGTGTAGCAGTTGCTTCTTTGGGTATAGGTTTTTTTCCTGCCAAAACAGCATTATCAATACCATTTAATAACTCATCAAATAATACTTTTCCTTTATCAGTAAAGGCTCTTGTCCTACGCTCTAAAGCAATGTTATGTGCTCTTTGTTGAATTATACCATTAATTTTTAAATCAGTAATATATGATACGTTTTCTCCACGCTCAAAAAACTTTTGCATTGTATTAAGGTCAGTAATTGAAACTTCATTTAAGTTATCATCTAAAACTTTAGTAGTCATTAAATGATTAATTAATCCATCATTATCATACTCTGGATGTAATGTGGCTATACGAGTTCTAATAACTCCCGCTTGAGCAAAATCATTTGCTTCTGTTGCGGCTCTAAGTTCATTAATATCATCTGAAACTTTAGAAAGTTTTGTATTAAATTGTGGATTTTTAAATAATTCAGCAACTCTATTAACTGTTCTGCCACTATAAATTTGTTGTGCTAATTGTTGACCAGCCATTAATGATTTACTTGAACCACCAGTAAGCCAAGTAAGCGGGTCGCTAACTATTGTATAAGCAAAGTTAATTTGACCAGATGGTGATGCCCATTCATTATCTTTTACAGTAAATGGATTAAGATTTCTAACTGCCCAAGTATCTTGTTCTGCAACTGGTACTGGAACAAATGGAATTATACCAACAGTATTTTTAATTACATCGCCAACTGTACCTAAATCTTTAGGTGGAAGTGTTTTGTTTAAAAAATTAGTTATATCATTACCTGGGTTAATTTGTTGGCCCTTATGTTCTGCCATAAGTCTTTTCCAACTATCACTTTGAGATGCAAAATCTTGAAATGCTTTAGTTAGTGGTGCGTCAATCTCACCATACTCTCTTAAAATATCACTTGGTTTTACACCATCAATTATTTTTCTTGCTAAATAAGATGCAGCATATCCATATTTATTTTCAAGTTCTTTAACACTTGATTCACGCCATGAATTTTTACCTTCATATATATCAGACCAAGACTTATTAGTTAATGCTTTTTTAAAACCTTCTGCTGTTGATAAAGGTTGTCCAGTTTTTGTATCAACTGTTGGTACACCCTGTGTAATAATTTTATTAATAGATTCATCTGCTGCAACAGTTAACTTATAAACAGACTTTACACCCTTGCCCCATTTTTCAAGAGTATCTAATGTAGACCTAAATGGTTCAGTTGCTTGACTAACAGCACCTTCAACAATTTTTTTAAAAATACCTTTAGGTTGTTGTTGATAATCTGCTTCTGGATTTAAAAACTTTAAAAATTCTTTTGTATCTTTGTCTAAAGAATTAAATTGTTTTCTTGCTTTTCCTATATCTTTATTTTTTACTAAATTATTATCTAATGATAAATAACTTAATAAGTTAGTAACTACAACGGCTTCTTCTTGTGTCCATGAACCAGCCCCAGTTGCTGCGTACATTAATGGGTCAGCAGACGCAAGCGTGGGGTTAAATGGATTGTCCGCTAACGGAGGCAATGGAGAGGTAAAGGACATTAAGACATATTCAATCTGTTATATAATGCCTCTAATTTTCCAGATGGGTCAGTATTCATCATTCTAAAAATTACATTTGTTGGATTAGTTGCACCAATTCCACCAATAGAATTAGGATTAATAGTTGGGCTATCGCCCCATGATGCACCATGATGTATTGGTTCATTTGGAAATTCTGTTGGTGCAGATAAATCAGTAGTAACTTCTGGTCCTTGAATATCTTCCATTGTTACTGCACCCATCATAGGCGCTGCTACTTGTTGGTCGTAGGTTGCTTGTCCTTCTCCATATGGTAATCCTGAAATGTAGGTTGCACCTTGTGTTGGACCCCCATCAGTACGTTGACTAAGAGCGCCAGGGCCTGATACTGGGGCTGGGTTATTCGGCTTTCTATATCCACCTTGCTCCATCTTTCCTCCTACTTAGTAAATTGTGTTTTTATATTAACGGGTCCACCGCACCAAATATTATATTGAATTGCAATGTTTACTGCCTTCTTAGCAGCACTTGATGCTTTTGCGTGTGTCTTTGTTTCAATCTCCATTGATGCTAATGCACCAAGGGCTAATCCTCCACCAGAACCAATTCCATATAAACTTTTATCATCTCGCATATATCCAAAGTCATCAGTAACTTGATATAACTTTCCATTAAAACAAACTAATGCATCCCAACCAGAATCATCCTCGCCTTTGGTTTTAGGTGCTGGTTCATAACCTGCATCTGTTAACGCTTGTTTTATAGATGGTAATACTCTTATCATCATAAAACGGTCTGGGTCTTGCGTTTTAATTACTTTAGGTGGTTGCCATAAATTATTAAGAATATCTCCTGCTATAGCATCACCTGCTACTGCAATTAAATACTCGCCAACTTTAACTATCTTGTCGCAACCTTTTGCTACATAAGGTCTATCGGTATATGTAGTCATTGAATCTGCTGCTAAGACAGCCCAGCCATTACCTTGTATACCGACTATTACTGTCATGGTCCCCTTCTAAACTATCTTCTAATTACTCGCCTAGCACTTGCAGTCCCTTTACCACTTGAACTTAAACTAGAAAGTAAACTTTGAATATCTGGCGCTCCTGCTTGTTCACCTTGTGGTGGTTGTGGAATAGCACCTTCTGCTGGAGCCTGTTCGGGAGCAGGGGACGTTTGCTCAACCATTTGTTCGGCACCAGCAGGAGGTAATTCTGGTGCAAAGATATCTTCTATTGCATCCTCAAGGGTTACACCCTTTTGACGGGCTTTAATAACCTCTGCTATTTTTTTAACAATATTTGTTGGGTCTTGTCCTTGCACTGCCATCTGAGGTATTGCTTGAGAGTACGCCTGCATTGCTCCAATTAATGCAGTTCGCATATCTTCTATTTCAATCTTCTCTTGTTCTTGGGTTACGTTAATACCAAATGGTAGTTCACGCATAGCCATATCTTTAGAAATTAATTTACCACCAAGGGCTTGTAGCATAAAGATAAGTCCCTGCGCTGGGTTAAGACCAGCAAGCATTCCATAACGCACATCGGCTGTATAGTCACCCTTAATATCTTTTGAAGGTGTGTACTCTAAAGAGTAAGGTGAACCAGCATCTACACCACGAATTGTTTTTACAAAGTTAAATAATTTTTCATCCATCTCAAAACAGACGGAGATAACATCTTTAAGTGCAGAAGCAAAGATTGCTTGTGCTGATTTAACCTGTGTATCAAAGCCACCCATAAGCGCTTGAACGCCTTGTCCCGTGACTATTGATGCATCTATGTTTCCAGTTCTTGACTCTGGATAACGTGTTCCAGTACGCAACTCATTAAGCAATACTTGCTGCTCAGTGAACGCACCTGGTGGAATATTTAAATCTACACGTCGTACTCCAGCAGGAGAGTTGGTGCGAATAATCGCATCTCCACCTAACTGTAGTTCTTGAACATCGCCTGGTACAACAATTGGTGCCTGTACAGATTTCTCTGCTGCTTCCATCGCAAGTAATGCGAATCTATTACGAAGCAGTTGGATACCTAGTACGTCATCAAATTGACCACGCATCTCACCATCTACTGAC